AAGCCGGGTCAAGGTCGTATTACGGTTCGCCTCGATGCGGTCGGATAGCTGGAAAGGCTCGCGAACGCGCTCGATGCCGGCGAAGGCGCTCGGCTCGTCGCCTTCCTCGACGACGGCGAGCTCGGAGAGCGTAACCGGCGCGAGCTCGCCTCGAACGTCGGCGGTCTCGACCTCGCCGCCGCGAAGCACGTTCGGCAAGCGATAACAACGGGTCCAGTCGCGGAGCTCGTCGGCGACGATACCGACCTCGCGGAGCTCGACGCGAAGACGCGCCCATAACTCGACGTATCGCTCGGCGGCGACCTCTTCGGGCAACGCGAAGAGGACGCGATAACCGCCGCGCGTCCAATACGTCGCGAAAGGAAGGCGGAGCTCGGCGAGTTTCGCCTCTTCGGCGGCGCGCCAGGCCGGCGAGCTCGTATGGTCCGGCGCGTCGATGTCGAAGACGACGCCGCCGAAGACGACCTCACATCCGGAGCGGCGGAGCTCCGCCAGGCCGGCGAGATTGACGCGAGGAATGCTCTCGAAGCGCTCTCCGTCCGCGCCTCGAACGGTATACGGGACGAAATGCGCGTCGGTCCGATAACGGTCCGCGAGCGCCGTCGAGAGCTCGACGACCGGATGCGCTTCGACCTGGTCGCCGCTCGCGTTCCATCCTTTCGCGAATTTGTTTCGCCATACGGCGACGTATGGCGTCATTCGGCGCGCTCCAGGTCGACGAAATCGGTCGCCGCGACGAAGCCATCGGTCGCCGCCTCGATGCGCGTCGCGTTCTCCAGGGTCGGCCTGAATTCGCCTCGCGCGTATCCATGAACCGCCGCCGTCGAGACGCCGACCTCGTCGGCGAGCCATCGAGCGCGCTCGCTCGGCTTGCGGTCGTCGCGCGCCGCCCAATTTATCCACTCTCGGAGCCTGTTACCCATTGCCTACCCTCTCGGAGCCGATGTCGAAGGGTCGACGATAGCGGCTCCGAAAAAAAGCGCAAGCTCGGCTTGACAAATCGCGAGAACGTCCGAACATGAGCGACGCAAAGTCAACGATTCCGAGCAAACGCAGAGGACAATTTGACCGATATGACCTTTTCAGAGCGCCGCTCGCGAGCGCTTTCCCTCGTCTCCGACGACCTCTCGAACGCCGAAAGCGAGCTCGCCGAGCTCGTCTCCGAGCGCGCCGTTATCATCGACGAGCTCCGCCTCGACGGCGACGCGACGACCGAGCAAATCCTCGCGCGGATCCGCGAGCTCGCGACGGTGCATCATCTCGTCACGAAGCGGCTTTCGTTCCGCGACGACGAGGTCGCCGACGCTCGCGCCATCGTCGAAAGGCTCGATTACGCCGTCGCCGGAGCAAACGCGCTCGGTCGAATCGCCGGCTCCGAATGCGCGCACTAATCGCCGCGCTGTATGGCGACGAGGCGACCGAGAGCGATCTCTTTTGTGGCTGATTCCTTCCGCGTTCTCTCATTGTGTAGCGGCGTCGGAGCCTTCGAGCTCGGAATCGAAGCCGCCTCGCCTCGAGCGCGCGTTTTGGCATACGTCGAGCGGGAAGCCTTCGCGGCGAGCCGAATCCTGGCGCGGATGGAAGAGCAAAGCCTGGAGCGAGCGCCTCTTTTCTGCGGCGACCTTGCCGACCTATCCGACGCCGACCTCGACGCGCTCCGAGCGGACGGATGCAATCTCATCACCGGCGGCTTCCCGTGCCAGCCGTGGAGCGCCGCCGGTAAGCGCAAAGGGACCGCCGATGAGCGATGGCTCTTCGACGATATCGCGCGAATCGTCGAGCGAATCCGTCCGCGCTTCGTCCTCTTCGAGAACGTCGCCGGTCTCGTCTCCGGACGCGGTCTTAATCACGTTATCCGAACGCTTGCCGTGGTCGGGTATGGTCGCGTCGAATGGCTCGACCTCGCCGCGTCCGCCGTTGGGGCAAGCCATAAGCGACGCCGTCTCTTCGTCCTCGCGATGGCCAACGCCGATGGCGAATTGTTACAACGGATCGAGCCGAGCCAAGAGAGCCGCACGGAATCCGAACAGTCGCCTCGAATGCGAGGCGGAAATGCGTATTTGGGGCCTACCGGAACCGGGTCGATACGAGCCGAGCGCGGAAAAGGCGAATTGGCAAACGCCGACGACGCTCGAAGCCGCCGGCCGCGATTACGTTTATCCGAGCGGCGACCGGACGAAGCCGTTTCCGACATTGACCGGACAAGCGAAGCTCTTCGTCGATCCGAACGACGAGGTCGGTCCTCAAAAACCGAACGCGCCGAAAGCGACCTTCCCCTATTCGCTTTCGGACCCGATGAACGCGACCGATGGCTCGAAATCCTCGAGCGACGACCGGAGCTCGCCCCGGCTCTCTCGGAGGTCGAAGCGGAGACTCTCGCCGACGTTCGGGGAATGGCTCATGGGTTGGCCGATCGGTCTAACAGGCTCCGCGCCATCGGAAACGGAATCGTCCCGTTACAAGCCGCGATTGCGTTCGGCGTTTTGCTCGCTCGTCTCGTCGGCATCGACGAAGCCGAAGAGCTTCTCGACGTCCGAATCGACGCCGAGCTCGTCGGAGCCTGCTATGTCTAGCGTCTTCCAGGGCATAGACAAGCCGTCCGGCGACCGCGCTTTCGTCGTCGAAGACCTCGTCGGCAAGGGTCCGCAAGCCTGGAGCAATTGGAGCGCGAGCCAGGCGAAAACGGCGGACGATTGCCTAACGAAATGGGCGCTCGAGAGCGTTTGGAAGTTTCCGCGCCGGACGACGAAAGCCGCCGAGCTCGGCGTCGAATGCCATACGAGCGCCGAGCAATACCTCGAGCATGGAACGCCGCCGAACGCGATTATCGCCGCCGGAATCCATCGCTTGCCGAAGCCGCCTATCGCGCCGGAGCTTATCGAAGCGCGCTTCGCCCTGCTCGACGACGAGCTTCCGGTTCCGGCGCTTCTCGTTATCGACCTCGTCGAGCCGCTTTTCGACGGCGTCCGCCATCGCATCGACGACCATAAGACGACGAGCGATTTTCGGTATTGCCGGAGCGAGGAAGAGCTCGCCGCCGATATTCAGGCGATTCTTTACGGCGTCGCCGCCGGACCGCTTCTCGCCGGCGCGGACGTAATGACCGGCGAGGTCGTCCGTAAAGAGCGCGACGGCGTCGTCGTCGAGTATCCCGTTATTCGCCTGGCGCTCTCGGAGCTCGTCGCGCTCGTCTTCCGCCATGTTTATTACAAGACGCGCGGGAATCCGGATTCGCGAGAGACCTCCGTTACGCTCTCGCCGGCGCGTCTCCGCGCCCAATACGCGAAGCTCCGGACGAAGGTTCGCCGGATGGCGGAGGTCGCCCGAATCGAGCGCGCCGCCGACCTTCCTTTCGACCTCTCGGCTTGCGGCAATTACGGCGGTTGTCCTTTCCGGACGCTTTGCGCCGGATTAGGTCGGCAATCGCTCGGAGCCGCGAGCTCGTTTTTCAACCCAAACCGCAAAACCGGAGCCGAAACTTTGGATCTAATAGCAGCATTAAAAGCCCGAAAAGCCTCGCAGGTCGGCGGCGAGCCGAGCGCGGACGAGAAGCCGAAAAATCCGTTCGCGGCGAGCACCGCGAAGCGCAGAGCCATCGCCGAAGCCGCCGGCGACGTTCCGACCGACCTCGTCGCGAGCGTTCCGGATACCTCGACGCCGAGCGTCAATCCGCCGGACGGCATTCCGGACGACGTCGCATACGCCGAGCCGGTCAAGCCGCCGAAGCGCGGCGAGGCGGTCGTCGGCGAGAAGCTCTTCGCCATCGTCGGCGACTGCGAGCTCGAGGCGAAAGGCGAGCCGCTCTCCGCCGCGACCCGAACCAAGGGTATGTCGAAAGGCGACCTCGTCGCGCTATGGATGGCGGTCGCCGAGCGCCTCGACGCGCGCTTTCTCGCCGCCGCTCCGAAGCTCTCGAAGGCGAAGCCGAGCGCGGTCGGCGCATTCAAGCGCGACGTTCTCAAGGCCGAGATTACGGAGCTCGCGCAATACCTCGCCGGATGCTCCGACGACGAGCTCGCAGGACGCGCGCCACAAGCTCCGGCGAACGCGGAGAACGCGACGCTCGAGGTCGGCGTCTCCGGCGACGAGGACGCCGCGAGCGAGCCGGAGACGCGCGAAGAAATCCTCGGCGGTACGAAGCCGGCGGCGAGCTCCGAGCCGGTCGACCTGGTGAACCGGGCGCTCCGCGCCGCGCGAACGCTTTACATCGACTGCGCGCCGCGAAAGACCGACGTTGTTTTCTTCTCCGACCTCGTCCGTCCGTTCGCTCTCGCGGCGGCGAAAGAGCTCGGCGTCGTCTCGTATCGCGTTCCGCAATACAAGCGCGGCGAAGATAACGTCGTCGCGCGGCTCGAGGTCGCTATCGGCGACGGGTCGCTCGTCCTACCCGAAAACCTCGTCGTCGAGACCTCGATTCCGTCCGCGCGGATATGCCTCGAGATTCTGATTCCGGCATACGACCGCGTCGTCGAGCGGCTCGGCTGGTAAAATGTCGATGCTCTCCAAAATCGCTCGCCGTCGAGCCGCGTCGCCGCCTCTAACCCTACCCTCGCCGGCGGCGCGGCTCGGCTCCCTTCCTCCGGTTCCGGAGGCGAGCTCGGAGACGCATCGAATCGCGGCGCTTCCTCGCGTCGATTACGCCGGCGCGGATATGAACGGCGAGCTAGGTCTCGACGGCGGCGAGGTCCGGCTATGGCCGGTCCAGTCCGAAGCGCTCGCCGCGACGCGCCAGGCCGGCGGTTTGTTCGCGCCGATTGCGGTCGGCAATGGGAAGACGCTAATCGCCTTACTCGCCGGAACCGTCCTCGACGCCGACCTCGCGCTCGTCTTTACGAAGGCGCGCATCGTCGCCCAAATGCGCCGGATGTTCGACGAGGCTCGCTCGAGCTTCCGGCTCGTCCCGACGCGGATCCTTTCGTATGCGATGCTCTCGCGCGCAAGCGGAACGGATTTACTTGACGACATCGCCGCCGCATACGCGCCGGAGAAGCTCGTTATCGTCGCCGACGAAGCGCATTGCCTCGCGAATCCGAAGAGCGCGCGGACGGGTCGGATTCTCCGGTTCTTCCGCGAGAATCCCGACGTCCGCTTCGTCGCGCTCTCCGGAACGCTGCTATCGAAGAGCGTCCGCGACTGCGCGCATCTTGCCGAGCTCGCGCTTCGAGAGCGGTCGCCGTTCCCGCGCTCGAGGTCGCATATCGACGCCTGGAGCGAAACGCTCGACGTCGACGGTCGACCGGGTCCGGAGCATTGGGAACGAATGTCGTCTTTCGGGGCGTTCGGCTTCTCGCCGGCCTTGCGCGGCGCGGCGCGGACCGAATCGCTCCGGAAGGCGTTCTCAACCCGGCTCCGCTCCGCGCCCGGTGTCGTTATGTCCGGCGAGAACGAGGTCGGCGCGAGCCTCGAGCTCGTCCCTATCGAGCTCGACGTTCCGGCCATCGTCGAAGACGCGCTCGCGGAGCTCCGTCGCTCGAACGAGACGCCGGACGGCGAGGTATGCGCGGACGACGTCTCGCAATGGCGCGCCGCTCGCGAGCTCTCCGCCGGCTTTTTCTATCAATGGCAATGGCCGGACGTCTTCGTTCGGAACGGAGCCGGAGCCGGCGTAAACACCGGACCGCAACCGGATACCGAATGGCTCGAGGCTCGCTCGCGATGGAACCGCAACGTCCGCGCCGAGCTCGAGCGGAGCGCCGCTCGCGGATACGATTCGCCGCTTCTCGTCTCGCAAGCCGTCGAGCGCGAGCTCGTCTCGTTCGCGGCGCGCTCCGAAGACAAGCCGCCGGCGCTCGTCCGCGCCTGGCTTGCTTGGCGGACGGAGAAAGAGAAGCCGGCTCCGCCGACCGTTCCGGTATGGCTCTCGTCTTTTCTCGTCGACGACGCCGTCGCCCTGGCGACGAAACTCGCGCACAAAGGCGAGCCGCCGATTATCTGGTACGAATCCAAAGCCATCGAGGCGGCTCTCGTCGCGCGAGGCGGCTTCCCGGTATACGACGCGACCGTCGAGCCGCCGGAAGGTCCGGCGCGGCTTTGCGCGGCGTCCTGGCGAGCGCATGGAACCGGGCGAAATCTCCAGGCCTGGCGGACGGCTATCGTCGTCGAGCCGCCGAGCTCCGGCAAAGCCTGGGAACAATTGCTCGGAAGGCTCCACCGTCGAGGACAGACCGCCGACGAGGTCGTCTTTTACGTCTATCAGCATACGGCGAGCTTTCGCCGAGCTCTCGCGAGCGCGGAGACCGCCGAGCGCTTCGTCGCCGATTCGACCGGCGAGAAGCGCCGGCTTCTGTACGCGACGAGAGCGGAGGTTTTGAGGCGATGATGTTTTGTCCTCGATGCGCGTCGGATACCTGCCCTGGACGCGCCGACCTCGAGCGCTGTACATCGGCGCTCGTCGACGGCGGCTTCGTCGACGCCGACGAATGGCATCCGGGTATGCCGACCCCGGACGTTTCCCGTGAAACATCGGCGACGGACGAGGTCGAGAATCCGCCTTACTTGACGCGCGGCGGCGTCGAATTCTCCGACATTTGCGACGCTTACGACCTCGAACGAAATCGCGCTTTCGCGTTGAAATACGTTCTCCGCGCCGGGTCGAAGCGCAAACCAAACGAGAGTAGCGAGAGCGCCGAGCTCCGCGACCTCAAAAAAGCCGCCTGGTATATTCGCCGGCGTATCGAGCGGCTCGAATCCAAAGCCGGTAACAGCAAAGGACAAGGCTAAATTATGGGTGTTTTTGACGGAATCGAAAAAGCCGAAGTTTTCGGCGGCGGCTCGCGCATCCGACCCGGTTCGCACATCGTCGAGGTCGGCGCGCTCGTCGTCCACCGGAGCCGGAAGAAGGCCGGAATCGTCTACTTCGTCGCCGAGCTCGTCGTCGTCGAGAGCGTCGGCGGTCGCCCGGTCTCCGCGAAGCCGGACGCGCCGCCGGCGAGCTCCGAGCCGCACAAGGTCGACGAAAAGCTCGGATGGGTCGTCGACCTCTCGCAACCGTCCGGCCTGGCGAACGTGAAAGGCTTTGCGATGGCACTCGCGCCGGATATGGACGCCGACGACATTACGAGCGAGAGCATGGAAACGCTCGTTTCGTCGGACCAGCCGGCGAAGGGTCTCAGGGTCCACGCGGACGCCTTTATGGTCTTGACGACCAAAGGCGGCGATTTTACCAAAATTCAGTGGAACGCCGCCGAATGATAGAACGCGCGCTCTCGCTCGATACGGAGACGCATCCGTTCGCGCCAGGCCGGCAAGCTCCGAAGCTCGTCGTAATGTCCACGTTCGACGGAGAGAGCGCGCTTCTCCATAAGCCGAAGCAAGCCGACGAGCTCGTCGAGGACGCCTTACGCGACCCGGCGGTTATGCTCGTCGGTCAATACATCGCCTTTGACCTTTCGGTCTTTTGCCAGCGGAAGCCGGAGCTCTTCGAGCTCGTCTTCGCCGCTTACGAGCAATGCCGAATATGGGACGTCGGCGTATACGAGCGGCTCCGCAAAATCGCGCTCGGTCGATTCGATTTTGACGGCGTTTTGCGGAGCCGTCCGACGTTCTCTCTCGCCGAGCTCGTCTTCGAGTATCTCGGACGCGACCGGACCGCCGAGAAGAAAGGTCCGGACAAATGGCGGACCCGTTATAACGAGCTCGAAGACCTTCCTTTCTCGGAATGGCCGGCGGCGGCGGTCGATTACTCGCTCGACGACGCTCGCGACCCGTTCGAGATATGGAAGCGCCAGGTCGACGAAGCGAGCTCCGGCGGCGGTATCCCGACGCTCTTCCATGACGCATGTGCGCAAGATTTTGCGTTCCGGCTTTCCGCGTCCTGGGGAATCCGGACGGACGGCGCGGCGGTCGCCGAGCTCGAACGCCGGCTTCGGAAGCACGTCGACGAGGCGGAGGTCGAGCTAATCGCCGCCGGCGTCATGCGCGCGAACGGGTCGAAGGATACGAAAGCCATCGGTCGGCTCGTCGAGCTCGCATACGGCGACGAGGTCGAGCGGACGCCGGCCGGCAAGCCGCGCCAGGCGACCGAATACCTCGCCGAGAGCGGCGACGCCGTCCTCGAATTGATAGCCGAGAGCGCCGCCGACCGCGACGAGCTCTCGCGATACGTCCCTTTGCTCAAATTGGGCGCGCAATGGCCTATCAATCCGCGCGTGAATATTACGGTCGCGACGTTCCGAATGTCCTACTCGAAACCGAATCTCCAGAATCAACCACGGCGGAGCGGCGTCCGTGAATGCTTCGTTCCGCGACCCGGCTTCGTCTTCGTCGCGAGCGATTTTCACATCGCCGAGCTATGCTCGCTCGCTCAAACGCTTTACGACCTATTCGGCTACTCGGCGATGCGCGACGAGATCGTCGCCGGTCGCGATTTGCATCTTGCGTTCGGAGCCGAGCTCGGCGGTCTCGATTACGACGAGGCGGTCGCGCGCCTCGCCGCCGGAGACAAGCGGACCAAAGAGCTTCGGCAAATGGCAAAGGCCGCCAATTTTGGTTATCCCGGTGGTCTCGGAGCTCGGCGCTTCGTCCAGTACGCGAAGGGTTACGGCGTCGAGCTCGACCTCGACGAATCGACGCGCATCCGCGACCGATGGCTCTCGCGCTTTCCTGAGATGCGGCGGTATTTCGACCATATCGGCGACCTCGTCGGCGGCGGCTCGTTTAGCCATACGCATCCGCGAACCGGCTTCGTTCGCGGAAACGTCGGCTATTGCGACGGCTGTAATCAGAGCTTCCAGCATCTAACGGCGGTCGGCGCTCGAGCCGCCTTCCTCCGCGCCGTCCGCGAAAGCTACGTCGACCGGAGCTCCGCGCTCTTCGGCTCTCGTCCGGTCGTCTTCATACACGACGAAATCATCGCCGAGACGCCGCGCGCCGGCGCGCATGAGGCGGCGAAGCGGTTAGAGGTCGTAATGGTCGAGGAGATGTCGCGATATACTCCGGACGTTCCGGCGCGAGCGACCGCGCATTTGATGGAACGCTGGTATAAAGACGCCGAGCCGGTCTTCGACGAAGCCGGTCGGCTCGTTCCCTGGAGACCTTAACGCATGATGATCCACGACGGCGAAGCCGGAGAATTCGAGACCGCCATCCGACGAGGCGACCTCGCCGACGCCGCTCGCGTCGCGGAGCGCGCGGCTTGGCTCGACCTCGCCGACGCTCTCCGCGAGCTCGGCGACGAGGCGGAGCGGCGCGAGAGCTCGATCGAAGAGCTCGACGCGACCGTCTCGGAGCTCCGCGAAGAGCTCGAGAGCGAGACCGAGCGCCGCCGGGTCGCCGAGACGAAGCTCGAAGCGGCGCTCGGCGAGGTTACGGCGCTTGTCCATCGTCACGAGGATCTCGCGGCGGAGTGCGCCGAGCTCGTCGAGGCGAACGACGCGCTCGGCGAGAAAGAGGCTTAATGAACGACGCGACCGCGATACATGATTTACACGCCTTGACGCGGATGTACGGAACCGCCGCCGTCGCCGCCGTTATCGGATGCTCGGCGCGAGCGCTCGAAGACCTCCGGCGAGGACATACGGCTTTGACGGTCGACGACCTCGCCGAGCTCGAGGCGGCTTATCCGACGTTCGATATGGCGGGAACCGTCCGCCGGCTCGCGGACGAGCGGCGGCGAAAAGGAAAGGCGAGGAAGATGCGCGGTTTCGCTTTCGAGAACGTCTAGACGACGGCGTCCGCGAGCGTCATTTGCGCCGGGTCGAAGGCGCGGAGCGTCTCGCGCGCCTCGTCGACGAGCGCGGTATCAATATTGATAGAAGTGACAGCCGGGTATTGCGTCTCGCCGGCGTTTTCGAGCTCGTCCGTCAAGCGCGAAATCAGATCCAGGAGCCAGTGCTCGCGCGCCGAGAGCGGCTCCGGCGCGAGAGCGGCGGCGAGCGTCGCGAGCTCGTCTTCGAGCTCGTCGCCGGCTTCGGTCGGTCGGTAGAACGGCGCGCCGACGCCGACGAACGCTTCCGAGATTCGCGTCGCGTAGCCGAACGTGACGAGCGCGTCGCCGATGGTCTCCGCGACGGCGACGCTCGCGCCGGCGGTCTTGCGGCTCGCGGCGACGAGGTCGGCGAGCGCGCTCCGCTCGTTTCGCGTCAAGTGAACCGCCGGCGCGTCGCGGTCGAGGTCGACGAGACCGCCGCATTTGATACAGCGCTCGTCGTCGCCGATCGCGCCGTCGCACTCGCAGACCGGGAAGAGACCGAAATCGCTCGGCGTCGTTTCGCGCTCCGCCTCTTCCTCGACGGTCTCTTCGTAATCGGGCGCGTCTTCGGCGAGCCAGGTCGCCGGCGTCGGCGAGCCGGCGGCGATGGCGGCGACCTGGAGCGCGCGAATCCGGTCGGCGAGCGCGACGACGCCGGCGATGCCTTGCGCGTCGTCGCAAGCGAGGAAGGTATAAGCGAGAGCGGCGTTCGTTCCGGCGCTCGACGAAATGGAACCGGCGACGATGCTCTCGAGAATCTCGGTCTCCTGTCCGATGAATCGGAGCGACGGGAACGGCGAGCAGGCGGCGCGGACGGCGAGCGTAACCGGATGCGCGTCGCGCCAGGCTTCCGCCTCGTCGAAGGTCTCCAGGGCGGCGCGAAGGCGGCGGAGCTTCGGCGCGTCGGCGAAGGCGACGAGCTCGGCGATGTCCTTTCCGACGAGACCGCGAAGCGCCTCGACCTCGTCGGCGGTCGGCGAGGTCGGCGTCGGCGACGAGAGCCGCGCGACGCGCGCTTTGTTTCGCTCGGAGATGGCGTCGACGTTCTCCGCCGCCGCCTCGTTCCGCTCCGCCTCGACGCGGTCGCGCTCGGCGAGCTCGCGGCGGAGCTCCGCGCCTTTCTCCGTCAAGGCGAGACCGGAGCCGACCGGCTCCGCCGCCTCGACGAGCTCCAGGCGGAGGAAGCCGCGCGCCGAGCGTCCGAGATCGGAGCGGCTCTCGTCCGTCCGCCCCATAGGCGAGAAGAGGCGGAGCTTCTCGCGTTGCGCGGCGGAGAGCTTGTCGACGAGCGGCTTTACCGGACGTCCCGTGGGTCGTTTTTGAGTAATCATTTGCGTTTTCCTTTGCGGTTTGAGGTCTTAGGCAACGTGCGCGTCGCGCTCCCAGGAGTCAATCTCTTCGCTCGTCAGGGATCGTTCGCGGCCGGTGTCGTCGTCATACGCCTTGACATCATGCTCATAGCGACAATCCAACGCAGCCAGGTATGGTGTCGCGCGCATGGGTCCATCTTCGCCCGGAACCCGGGCGGGACCGGAGAGCGATTGGTGAATGCACGCGGCGAAGTATTTGGTCATGTCGAACCCCCTAAAGACAGTGGACAAGGCCCGCGACCGCCGAAGCGACCGCGCACCAGAAGAAGTCGTTATTGCGAATCTTTCGCGGTTTGGCAAGCGACGACGTCGGCGACGGTCTCTTCGACCGGCATCTTCCAAAGCTTGTTACCGACGAGAAAGACGAGGTCGGCGGCGGCGCGGAATTGATCGATCTCCATACCGAAGCGCGCCGGACGCGAGAACCGCGTCGTCGCCTTGCGCCAGAACGAACGAAACGCTTTATCGTTTTGCGCGGACGGCGAGAAGCGGAAGACGCGACCGTCGACGAGCTCGACGAGCAAGATGGCTTGCGCTCGTCCGTAAATGTACATTTTACCGAAGCGCGCGACGTCGGCGAAATCGATGGTCCGGCTGTAATCCTGCGAAGGAATAACGCGAAACGAGCCGACCGACCCTTTCTCAATCGTCGAAGCGTTCGCGCTAACTTGAATTTCCATTGCTTTCTCCGTTGTTTGAGCCGCCGAATCCGACGACCGGCCTTCTTTTTCGCGCTTATATAGGGATTTGGCAAGTAGCAATTACGAATATTTCGGGATTAGTCCCGAAATACTCGTAATTGCTACGGTTATTTTTTACTTATTTACAGGATATATTTTTAGAAGCAAACCGAACGGCGTCCGGTTTACGGCGTTTTTACGCCTTACCGCGTATTACCTATCGCCGGACGGCGACGATTTCCGCGAGGATTCCGTTCTCTCGACGTCGCGCCCATTCGACGCCGTCGAGCTCGTCGTCGTCGGCGAGTTCCGGAAGACGCTCCGCGTTTTGCCAGTCGTAAGAATTGCAGCGGTTGACCGGCGCGGAGACGAGTTCCTCGAGCGGCGCGTAAACGTCCGCCGTTACGACCCATGTATATCCGCCGCGCGCGACGAGCTTTACGCGACCTCGCTCGAAGAGCTCGCGGAGGTCGCGGACGGCGTATTTATGGACGGAGTAATCTTCGACCTCGTCGATCGGATACAGGCGACGCAAGCGGTCGAACATCGGCGTCCGGTCGCCTTCGTATTGCAGATATCCGAACGGCGACGGGAATCGCTCCGGATTCCGTCGAGCGCTCGAGATAAGCGCCTCGACGCGGTCCAGTCTCTCGGCTTTCGTCATGTCATTTGCTCCAATACCAGGCGGCGACGCCGCCGGCGGCTCCGACGAGAAAGGCTCCGCCGACCCATGCGACGAGCTCGCCGGTCGACCATCGCGAATCGGCTTCGTCGACCGCCTCGTCGCGCGCCTCTTCCGCGTCCGCCAGGACGTCGAGAGAGACGACGTATCGCGCGCGGAGCCGGTCGAGCTCCGCGTCTTTCTTTCCGAGCTCGCGCCGCAAGACCGTATCCGTCTCACGTTGCGTCGCTTCCGCGCGAAGCCGGCAATCGCGCCGGATGCGCTCCGGCTCCGTCGCCATCGAGGCGGCGAGCTCCGGCGAGAGGCATAGCCAGGACGCCGGCGGCTTACATCCCGCCGGACGCGCGTTCGCGTCTTTGCAGGGGTCGTCGGCGAGCGCCGGCGAGGCGAGACAGAAAATCAGGATACCGACGAGAAGCGCTTTCATCGCCGCTCGACCTCTTTCCATTCGAGCTCGGCTCCGCGAGCGCGGTAATAGGCGAGCAAGGCGTCGCCGTCTCCGGCGAGTTTCGCCTTCGCGTCGACCTCTTGCGCGGCGCTCGCGTCGAGCTCGGCGGCGAGCTCCGCGCGAATCCTCGATATCTCGGCTTCGGCTTCGGCGTCGATGCGGCGCTTCGCGAGCTCGGCGGCGATGTCCGCCTCGTTAGCGCGGCGAAGAGCCTCGGCGACGCCTGGAGAGCGTTCCGTCCGTCTCCGGCGCGCCAGGACGGCGACAATCGCCAGAATCGCGGCGGCGAATAACCACCAGTAGCGACGGAGAACGGCGAGAGCTCGTTTCATTTCCCGAAGACGCCGGCGACCTTCGTTCCGGTCGCGTAGCCGAGCAGGACGTAAACGACGCGCTCCAGGCTCGCGACGTCTTTCGAGAGGACGAGCTCGACGACGAGCGGGACGAACGCGCACCAGAAAGCGACGCGACCGAGCGAGACGCGGTCGGAGCCGGCATCGGCGACGAGACCGAGAAGCGCTTTCATAGCGGCGGAACCGGCGGTTTCGTTCGCCGCCGCGCGTGTTCTCGTCGGCGTTCGAGCTCTCGAAGGATTTCGTCGAGCTCGCGTTCGAGCTCGTCGACGGTTCGCTCTTCGCGCTCGCGGCGTTTCTCCGCCGGCGCGCCTGGCGTCTTCGCCTGCCTCGGTCCAGGCGGCGCGGTCCGGAGAACCTTTCCGACCGCGTCGACCTTGCGCTCGATACGCTCCAGTGTCGCGGCGGTAAAGGCGACCCGTTGGTCGACGAGCAAGAGCTCGGCTTTCGTCGCCGCCTCGTCGGCGTCCGCCTTCCCTTCGAGCCTTGTCTCGATACCGGCGAGCTCGGTTTGCATCCGCGCCGGCGCGTATCGCCCGTCAAAGAACATGAGGAAGCCGACGACGGCGAGAACGAGACCCGTTACGGTTCCGAGCGCGCCGACCAGCCATCCTGGAATTTGCACCGCTTTTGGGTCGTCCGTCATTGTTACTCCGTATCCTGCAATCGTCACGATTCGAGACCTCTCGAACCGGCGCGCCTCTACTTTTACCAGCCGAGCGGCTTCGCCCATACCCGATATTCCCGAACGAGCTCGCCAACGTCCGCCGGATTGACGCGAGCGAGCCAGGCGGACGGACAAACGAGATTCGCCTCGAGCGCGAGCGCGTCTCGCCGAATCCATCCGAGCGGATAGTAAAACGGGTCGGCGCGGCTCGAGCTCCGCTGATAGTGACCGACGACGACGAGGTCGGCTTCGGTCCAATGATGTAAGACGCTATGAACGCGCGCCATTACGACGAGACCGGCGATTTGCTCCCACGTCGGCGCGAGGAAGTAGCGCGCGGACCATACGGTTCCGTCCTCGCCTCGATTGACCCACGGCGTCGCCGGCGTCGGCTCGCCGCTCCATTTGCGATGCTCGAGGTCGAGCTCGACGACGCCGCAAGCGGCGACGATGTCGTCGCGGAGCTTTCCGCCGTATTTACCGCGCCATCCTCCGCCGCTCCGCTCGACCATTCCCGGCGAGGCGAAATCGACACCGATGCAACCGGGATTGTGCGCGCCATGCGCGGTATAGATAAGTTCGTTGTCTTCGATACCCGAATCGAGGACGGTCGGATAGACGATAAAAACCGAGCCGTCGTAATCGAGAAAAGCGTTCGTCGAGACGCGACCGGGCTTCGTTGCGAGAAGATACTTCGCGGCGCGCCAGGCTCCGCCGGTTCCCGCCGTCCAATGGACGCCGAGACCGTAACGCTTCGTCTCCGAAAGCCATTTATGCCAGCGTTTCGAGTAGCTCCGCCGCATTTCGGCGGCGGTCCGCCCCTTGTACGCATACGCGAGCTCGGCGTCCTTCCCGCCGCGACGCTGGACGTCGGCGGCGACCTTCATTCCGTCGCGTCGCATAGCGCGATACAGCGCTCGAGCGCGAGCCTCGTCGATGCGACCGGCGAGGACGTCGACGTATGCGTCGGCGAGCTCGCGTACATGCGGCGAGAGCGCCATTCCGGCGCGGACGCGAGCGAGCGCTTCCTCTTCGGTATCGACGGCGACGTCGGCGAGCTCCGGAGCTCGAGGCGGCGGCTCCGGCTCCGGCTCCGGACCGTCGAGGCGAAGGCTCGTCCGGATGGCTTCCCACGACGCCGGACCCAGCTTCCCGTCGCCCTGAAGACCCATCGCATGCTGAAAGGCGGAGACGGCTTCGGCGAAGGTCTCCGAATCCGGCGCGCCGGACGCGGCGAGCAAGGTCGGCAATTCGGAGGCGAGCCATAACGACCCGGCTCGGCTTCGGTTGTATCGGATGGCGGCGGCGACATTCATCGGCGGCGGGCGCTTGCCATCGCCTTCCGGAGCGCGGCTCGCGCGTTCGGTTGCCAACGTTCGCCGACCGCCTCTTCGACGGTCTTCTCGAAAGGCCATCGAGCCGGGATTTTCGCGCTCTTCGCGAGAACGTGTAAGAGCTCCAGGCGCGGATTACGCTTCCCGCCGCGAACGCGGAAAAGGCCATACGCGCCGCCGGCGGAGAGCGGCTTTACGAAATGCTTCGGCTTCGCGAGCAGCTTCTCCGGCCATTTGCCGCGCGTGATTTTCGTCTTCGGTGATTTACGAAGAGCTCGCATCGGAACGGGAACGCGACGCGAGCCGGAGCTCTTCGTTCCGCCGCGCGCCTGTAGCGCCATGAAATCGCGCGTCGAGCCGACCTCCGCGCGAAGGTTCGTCTTCGTCGCCTTCTCGAAGCGCATTCCCCTCGGGACCCATTTCGAGCGGATGGTAAACGTCGAATCGAGCTCGGCGACGAGCCTTTCGCGAGCGTCGCGCGCCGTTCGCGTCAAGGCGAGAGCCATCGCGAACGGGATTTGACGCTCGGTCAAATCGCTATAGAAGCGGCGAAACGCTCCCTCGTTCCATTCGACGGAAATCATCCGGCGAGCCTATCGAACGAGACACATAGCGACGGCGTAACCGCGCTCGGCGTCGTATTCGGAATGGAGCTCCATACAGTAAACGGACGCGCCGGCGGTCGCCGTCTCCGCTTGCTTGCCGATGCCGCCTTTCGAGCTCTTGACGAAATCACCAGGCTCGACGCTTTCGTCGACGCGGACGCACAATTGGCCCAGAAGGCCGATAACCGTCCATTCGTCCGGACGCGAGCGACGCGGAACGTATGTCGCGGCGGCGTCGAAGGACGGCACCGGAATGAACCATTCCTGGCTATAGGTCGTCGCGCCTTCCGGCCATTCGTCGCGAGGCGGAGCGTCCGCGATGGGTCCGTCGTACTCGGCGGTCTCGGACCCTTTCGGACCCTTCGCCCATTTGACCATGGGGTAATTCTTCGTCCGCCGAGCGCCGAAAGCGTCGACCTCGAACCGACCCTTCCAGCCGAGCGAGGCGGAGTTTCCGACGATGGCCGGCGCGGCGGAGACGACGCCGGCGAGCATGCTGTCGGAGCCGTTCGCGAGCCGGACCTTTCCGCCGCTCCGCTTGTCGAAGGCGACGAGCGAGCCGACCGGCAAGGTTCCGAGCTCGGCGTTCTCGAAGAGCTCGGCGTAATCCGCCGCGCCCAAATCGCCGGTTCCGTCCCAATAACCATCGCCGGTCGTTCCCTCGATGCGAACGGTAAGGTTCCGGTCGGTCGAGTCGAAAGTCGGCGTCGTGTCGACGTGATAGCCGAGCGCGACGGCGCGCTCGGTTCCCAGGTTCGCCCGGTCGGACGAGACGAGCATCGTCGAGCCGACGCCGCCGCTAATTCCGATATTCGAGCGGCGCGCCGCAATCATTGCCGAATACGGTTGATTGATGTCGCTTTGCGGAGAGATCGAGCCGGCGCAAGCCGCCGCGAAGCTGTCGGTCGTCGATGCGTCCATATCGTGCGACGCGACGACCGCGCAAGCGTTCCCGCCGGCGTCGCATCCATCGGCGGCGAGAACGGCGCTCGTAATGCCGGTCGCGTCCGAGCCGTCGCTCGCGATGGCGGCGCTCGTCGTCGCGAGCGCTTGCGAGCCGTCGCTCGCGACGACGGCGGAGGCGTTGCCGGACGCGAGCGAGTTATTGTTCGAGGCGGCGACGAACGATTCGTTCTCTTCCGCCTGGCATGTATCCGACGCAATGACGACGCAATGGCTTTTCGCGGAGGTTCCGCCTTGCGAGAACGTCGAGGCGATGGTCGCCGAATACAACGAACCGACATCGCCGCCTTTACAGGCGAGAATGACGGAGCCGATACCATGCGCCTTGAGGTAATGCCCGCCGCCGGTCGTCGTCGAGGCGATAATCGCGCTCGCTTCGGTCGTCCCGTCCATTAGAACGTCTTCGTCGTCGCAATGGACGCCGAGAACGACGTTGCATCCGCCGCTTCCGGAAACCTCGACGTTCATCGAGCCGGTCTCGACCTGGACGGCGGCGACGAAAGAAGCCTCGCAGCCGGCCTCGATGTCGCAATCGTCGCCGTCGATTGAATCGATGGCGAGCATCGCGGAGTAAGCCGCCTTCGCCTTCGCCTCCGCGCTCGCCGCAATGAACGACGAGATTCCGGTCGCGTCCGAATCGGAGCTCGCCGCGACGAGCGACATCGCGCCGGTTGCCTTCGACGACTGCGAGACGAGGACGGAGCGAAGCCAGGTATTCGTAACGGTCCCGGTGTCGGCGACATCGGCGCGGAGCGCGAGGATGTCTTCGAGCGCGGTCTTCGCTTGCGCGTTGTTCGTTTTGTCGGTCGCCGCTCCGCGCAACGTCGCCAGATTCCGCATTTCCTCCTGAATCATGTTGCACCACCAATCGTCGACGATTGTGGCCGGCGTAACGGGCGGCGTCCCGTTGGTAAAGTATCCCTCGGCTCCGGCTCCGGGGACTACCGGCGGCGCTCCGGCGCTCGTCGCATTGTCGATTCGGTACATTCGCTATTCCTCCGCCCCTTTTATGTATCAGGGTCATCGTCCGGATACTCGAAAAAGAAATTCGCATGGCTCGGCCTGGCTTTGTCCAGGATACAGGCGAGCTCCGTCACAAAAGCCGGGTATACCGCGAGCGGTTCGCCGACCGGTTCGCCGACCGGCATATGCGTAACCTCGACGTTCGGAATCGAGACCGCCCACCAGAAACCCCAATTCGCGCCGAGAAGCGGCTC